CATCACGGAAAGGCTTGATCTGAACTACGGGATAGCCTACGTTGATGACGCCAGCACCAGCAGCAGGATCGAAATTAGTCTCAGCGTAAGGGGCACTGAAGTATACGTTGTAACTCTCAGCAGGATCACCAGCTAGAAACAGATGGTTCTGAAATACGGCACTATACTTAGGATCAGTGGGAGCATTGGCATCCGTAATTTGAGTATACGTAGTGCCATTGTATGTGGCAGCAGGATTGACACCATCCGTCAAAACAACTTTAGGAGCACCCCAGTTCAGTCGAGTAAAACGAACTTTAGTAACGCCTGTCATTGTGGGAGCGCCAGCCGTAGTTACAGCAACCCATGCACTAGTAGCATTATTCCAGTAATGAAGATAGTTGTTGCCAGCAGAAGGTTTACGACAAGCAAGAATGCCACTGTTGATACCATTGGCTACACAGACACCAAGAACTTTATCAAGACCCGGAACAGTGCCATAGTCGTTGCTGTAGCCACTAATGCGCCTATAGCCACCAGTAACAGCAGGCTCATAGTTGACAAGACGAATAGCACTACCGGGTGCAAACTCACCTTGAGACAAGACATCACGACTAGTGTACAGGCCACCAGCACAGAAGACCTTGTATGATGCGAGATTGTCTGCCATATGTCAATAGAATGTAGAGTAAGGCCGAATAGGTCGCTCAATGTAGGTACTACGCATATACATAGGATCATCTAGCAGAACACGCCGCATCATGCGGATACCCTGCTCAAAGTTACCTTGATGAATAGCAGCACTTTGTTCATTGGAACGATGGCGCATCATAAACATCATGGCACCATCAAGGATCACATGTCTGAACCTTTCAGGAATGATCGTGGTGTCATTGAAGTTTACAAGATCAGCAGGGAAAGACCAATACACATATTCAACTTCATATGCAGCATTAGGCAGCGGAGTTACGCCAAACTTGCGCTCATAGGTCTGATACACAAGTCGGGGAGCCTCAAGGCCACCAGCAGGGGCTTGATCATCAAAGGGACGATGATTGCTGATATAGTCATCATACGTAATGGTGGGTAGCTTCATGGGAAAATTATTGAGTGCCGTAACCTTCTTGAGATAAAATGTATCCCAATCTACAGATGACATATTCGTTTGGAATGTGTAGGTAGAAGTGCCAGCTACAAGAGTCTGCACATTAGATGTACGCAGAAAAGGCCACGCTTGACCATCGTGAAGGATCAGCCTGATGGCGCTATTGATGGCATCCTTAGCCAGAGCCTGCACATTGCGTGTAGTAGTAAAGCCCTGACCACCAGTGTCAAGCTCCACCTCATTGAGGCGACGAAGAAGTTCATTGACAAGGCTGACGTATGTATCAGGCACAGTACTGTCCTATATCAGTATGATAGTATTATAGGCTAAGGGGGCCACTAAAAGCAGCCCCCTCAGTAGTATTATCAAGCAAGCTGATCGCGGTCAACTTCATTCGCTTCACGATCATCAGCACCAAGGTCGCTAATGTCCATGAGAACGACGAAGATACGGAGCTTACCACCAGTGAGCGTACCCGTTTGCGTAGCAAGCAGAACGTCAATGGTGTCAGCAGTCGTGACCGTGATGGGAAGTTCAGCAACGACAGGCGAAGTAAACGCGCCAACCGAAGCACCATCAAAGTCAAAACCATCAGCAAGGAAGTCTGTGTTACCACCAGTGAAGCCGATATCGAGCGTCAGGTCAGTCGAAGTACCCGTCATAGCCGACATGACTTCCGCGCCACAGGCGAGGATGACGGAATCAACAGGGATTGACAGAGCTTGAATGATGTCGCTTTGAGCAAGGGCAGAACCCTTAGAAGTCACAGCGGCAGCAAAGTCAAGCGTATTCTGAACGAGATACGGCTTGCGGTTAGGATTGCCACGACCATGCGCAGCAGGAGCGATTGCAACAGTAGCCATTTACGTATCTCCCTATCAAGCAATATTGTATTTTGCAGTGACGAGCGCCTCGGGACGAAGAATCTTACGCCCATAGAGGTGCATACCACGCACGATATCCGCAAACGAGTCGGGATCACGATACGTTTCCGTCTTGTTGATCTGCTCAGCCGTAGCGACAGCCGAGTCATGGCCGGCAACAATGACACCGAAGTTGACGTTCTGGTTGGCAGTACCAGTGGTACCCGGACCAGTGCCGACTTTCGGAAGGTTGTTGGAGACATGGACACGGAAGCCGTGGAAGTTGGTGAGCGTCAGGCCATTACGAAGACCGCCCGACTGACCATAGTCCGCATTCAGGAAGCGCGAATCTTCATCACGAAGAATTTCCATCATAACGGGATCAATGACAAGCCAACGGCCAGTCGATTCGACGTTCTGCTGATCAAGCAGACGAGCCATACGGGCCACGATCATCGCCGGCGACACAGTAGCAGTCGGAAGCGAAGTGGTGCCCGGAAGACGAGCAGCAACAGGGACCGAGTGATCGCCAGCCGAAGAGGTGGTGATGTTGCCAAACGAGCTTTTGATCAGCTTCATGCTGGTAAGCAGTTCGTCGCTGCCAGCAGTGGTAACCGCCTTCGTGCCGTTCACAATATCGTTAACAGTGTCAGCGTTATTGTGGATGGTCGATTGCTTGTAGCCTGAAAGATAGCCGAGAACTTCTTGGTCATGCTGATCAGCCAGACGGTAAGCCGCACGGTTGGTAGCAAGGTCCATGAAGTTGACATGCGAATGAGCAGCTTCAATATCGTCCGTTTTAAAGGCGAAATAGTTAGCTTTATCAATGACAAGCGAGAAGTCTTCGTCATCGAGGTCTTGAGCCGTAACGGTAGTGCCACGCGCATACGGGGCAACCGAGATTTCCGGCTCTTTGATGATACGAACAGTGTCACCCTGATTGGCGATTTCACCGAAGTCATTACATTACGATAGAGCTTTTACGCTTCTACCTCTTTAGGTTTCCCTAAAGATTGGACTATATCATCATCCACACTAAATCGTGGATGCTTGGCGCTCTTGCGAAACACAAACTTCATGGCTGGGATGATCTTATACATCATGCACGGATGGATATGATCTTGTATGACTGACACCAAAGTAAGCGTTGCTTGTGTTGCTCCGCTGATATCCCACTTACCCTTAGATAAGAAAGCCTTTGCTTCAATGCCGTACTTTTCTTTTAGCCACTCAACAACAAACTCAGCCTCTTCTTTATCTAGAAACTGTGTAAACAGCCTAAAAGACAAGGATGTTGTCTCTCCTGCTTTGTTTTGATTGGCATGTATTGAACCATCATCCATATACCACAGTGCAAGAGAGTGCTCATCGCAGTATGACAGAACTTGTCCTGTTATGCTTTTTCTCTTGTCTTGTCTGTAAAGAACGCTGTGCATTTGTCGGAAGTACGGATTAGTTTTTGCAATCCTATATCCCGTGTACGTCTTGCCTGTAGATTTAAGCGTATGTTTTGTCGTAGCAATAGTCAGCGGTTTTCCGCCAAAAATGCTATGCAAAAGACCTGCTTTATATTCAAGATAAGGCTTTTGCTTTTCACAGTGCGCTATGATAAGCTCTGCCTGTTCGTAAGAATATTTGTTGTCTTTTAGTCTGCTGCGATAGCTAATATGACCATCGCCAATGGCAAGACCATACAAGATGGCCCGTTTTTTGCTGTCCATGTTGGTTTCCTGTGCTATAAGCTGGATAACGTTGCGTGTGTTTCGTAGTCTCTGGACCTCCCCCTCTCGGGGTTTGGCTGCTGATTCCCATATCATAAGACTTAGGGTTCCAGCAATTCACCAAGTTTTCGATAAGCATTGCTGCTTAAAGGACCAATTCGTTTAGTCGGAGTTCGTGATCGCGCCAACAATGGTAGCCTTACGGAAGGCGAGTTGGACTTTTTTAGAATAGATTACGGAGCTAAAATTTCCATTTTGGAGATTTCCATACCCCGATGCGGATTGAAAAGCCATAGTAGTATCCTCCATGAATGTTTGGCTTTGTTGTAGCTAAACACTGCATGTAGAGGCTGCACATCTCAGGGTGCATCTTCATGTAGTATTGGCCGACACTACATGCGACGGGCCTGTTGTTGCAGGTGAGTCTCATGTCGTTGTTTATGCTTTAGAGGTTGTAGCCCCAGCAGGTATCCTTTCGGGGCTGCTGAGGCTGTAGTTCTACCTATAGTTATATCATAGGTAAAATTCATTGTCAAGCACTTTTTATCGTGCTCCACCAGAAATATCGTAGATGAAGTTGCCTTTCCTGATGGCTTCCATGATTTCGTCTTGCCTAGATTCATACTCTCGTGCTGACATCTTCTGCACTTGGCTTTCGTAAATCTTGTTGCTGCCACCATCTGCGTCAACATCAGTCTTTGTACGCTTTGTCATCACTGCAGATGCTGCTTCTTTAGCTGCAGCTTTGCGTCCCTTAACATCAAGGCCATTCTCATATTTGTATAGGTCAATGACTTTGATGACACTTTTGGGATCATCTGCATTTTCATACAAGGCATCCTGCACCCATTTCGGCTGCTCTGCTGCCCATTCGTGAAACTTGTCGCTGTCACGCAGTTCGTCGAAATCCCTGTGTACTGCACGAATTTCAGACTCATTCTTTTTGCGTTCAGCCTCGGCACTCATTGCATCAATCTGCTTCAGCCGTGCTTCTGCTCCTGCGAACTTCTCTGCTGCCTTCTTGTCTGCGATTGCTTCGACAATGGCTGCAACATCAGGATACTTCTTCATCCACGCTGCTACATCTGCTTCATTCTTAGGAGGCTTGATGTTGCCATCCTTGTTTGCAGCTTCCAGTTCCTTGATGCGATCTGTGAGTTCATTCATATGCCTACGCAGATCACCGTAACGCTTTTTGTAAGACTTCTCTTCAGCAGACAGTTGCTCCTCAGGCTCCGCCTTTGCTTCTTCTTGTGGCTCAGCCTTAGGCTCTTCCTCTGTCTCTTCGCCTCGATTCTTCTTGATGAGTTGCTCTAGTTCTTCCTCATCTTTTTCGATGCGTTTCATGAAGGTAGTGTTACGAGAATCTGTGACTACATATCCCGCAGTCTTGGGGGCTTCAACAGTGCCGAGTTCCGCCATAGTTTACTCCTTGTATGGGGCTGTTAGTGATAACAGGTCGCCTGATTATTGTGACATTAGTATTTACAGATGTCAAGTGCTAACTGTTTTGATCTTACGCTTTTGTGTAGGCTTTTTAGGTTCAGCTTTCTTTATCATCAAGCCGCCTTTAGCAAGCACAGACAGGTCTTCAGCCTTTTTGCTAGTTTTGTCTACACTAGCTCCGTAACTTTGTGCTGTGGCTGCAGATGTGGCTTTGCTTTTTTCCGCTGCGGCTGCTGCTGCTGCCTTAGCTAGGCCCGGATCAACTTGTCCTGTACCATAGCCGACGCTATAGTCTTTACCTCCAATGGTAGTAGTAGTAGTAGTTTTAGCGGGGGCTGTTCCTGCCCCTGCAGCGGGAGCAGCGCCGCCAGCAGTGCCGCCACCCGTTCCACCGCCACCAGCGCCAGCAGTGCCGCCACCGCTACCACCTTTAGGCTTAGCGATTTCAGATTTACCAAAGATACTGTTGATGATTTTACCAAAGAAACCGGGGTCTTCTTCTTGTGCTGCAGACAAAGCACCATACATTTCATCACGTTTAGCAGAAAGAGCGGCATAGTTGGGGTCATTTTTGCTCATACCACCAACAAATTCATTTAGCGCATTGTAGGCGTTGATGCCATCTCGTGCAATAGCTTCTGCAGCAAGGTTCTTACCTGCAACTGCCCCAAAGGGTCCAGCAATAGCGCCACCAATTAAGCCACCAACAATCTGACCAAAGGTGCCGCCTGCTTTTCGATCTGTGTTATACTTGTTCCAGTCTTCTGCAGTGTATTCTGTGTAAGACTTGGTAGGCTCTTGTTTTTGATCATCGTCGCCACTGTCATCACGCTGTTGCACTTGTGTCTGTGCAGGGACTTGACCTTGAGGGTAGAAGCCTTCAGGAATAGGCTCAAGTGCTTGACCATTCTGGAATGGGATCATACGAATTTCGCCTTTGGCGTTAACGTAAGTCCGCATCTCTACAGGTGCAGCAGTTCCAGTAGCAGGCTGTTGTGTTTGTTGAAGCAGGAAGCCGGGGGCAAATTTAGAAGGATCAAAGGCTCCAGTAAATTGCTGTGCAGATGCAGCAGGATTGTTTACGTCAACATTAGCCGTAGCCATTCCGCCTTGCTGAAATGCTTGTGCCATCTGCTGATCAATCTTCATCGTAGGCTGAAGGCCGTAGTAGTTATTGGCTTGCTGAGGCTGCGACATAGACATGCCGCCTTGAGCCATGCCCATAACTTCATTGAGCATCATCTCATCTTCAGAATCAAGTTCGTCTTCCATGCCACCACGCATAGGAACAGGTTCACCACCAATGCGACCGCCAGCTTCCATCTCAGCAAGGCCCCGCTTTGCTTTAGCACGAAGCTGCTCAAAGAAGGCTACACCGTAGTAGCGAAGGACATCTGCAGGGACAATGTATTCGCCTTCAGATAGTTGAGCAGGGATGTCGTCTCGGACTTCAGTAGCCATGCTGCCCGGAGGTATCTCATTGCCGCTGACAGGATCGCGGCGCATACCATCGTCAGCGATACCGCCTTCTTGCATTAGTCTATTCATTTGTGTCTCCGTGTTAGGCATTACTGTGCCGCCTTGTGCGTAGCCTTTAGATACAACTTCCGCCTCTGTCCATTGATACTGAGGACGTACGTCTTCTGTCTGCCTAGGAAAAAGGTTAGCGCGCTGTTGTTTTGTAAGGTCTTTTCTACGTGGAACATTTCTTGACTCGGCTTCTCCAGAACGCCTCTCATAGATACTAAATATTTGATCTGGACCAAAAGGGGCACTAAAATCAATGAATAAAGGACGTTCTGGAAGTTTCACATCGCTCGGCAAGAATAATTCGTATCCTACTGTATCGCTATAAAATCTTCCTGTATTGTCTACCACATCTGAAAGAGTGTATATAGTTGAAAAATAATCGTTAAAGTCGTCTTTATTACCTTTAAGCAGTCTAGATACAGCATTATTAAAAGAAGGTATATGATAAATAGAACCTCTGTCAACCGTAATATTTATAAAATCATCTATCAAGTAATTTGGTATTTTTTGTGTTGAAAAAAAGGAAAAGAAAGAAGGTGTAGTTGCTTTGTTAGCTTCAATCTTAAATCTTTCAATGTCTTTATTTGTTCCTTTTGTAGCTCTATATCTCTGAACAGCTTCTTCAAGTTTTTTAGGGTTTACTCCATATTTGTTGTCTAATAGATTAATGTAGAAGCCCGTCAACATGTCTGTTGCGTCTTCTTTTACTTTATCTAATTTCTTTTCAAATTCTGTTTTTTGTTTTTCGTAGTTGTCCCATATTTCTGCGCCTCTTTTTTTAGAAACCTCAGCATTATATATTTTTACAATCTCGGGTTTATCTAGGCGTGTTCCTATGTCAAACCCTTCTTTATGTTGTACGTAGTGTTGTATCTCATGCAAAAGAGTACTAAGTGCTAAGTTATCAATACTCCACTTATTTGAAAGTAAGTCAGGGTTTAAAGCTATAGAAAGCTGTCCAGCAACGGGGTCAAACCAGCCATATGTATTTGTACCTGCTAAACTTTTATCCACAAATACGGGCAGGTCTTTTATTTCTGGATATGCAGCATACAAATCATCGTGCTGTAAAAAATCCTTTAGTGTAGTCGTAGTGGTTCCGCTTGAGACTACCCTTCTTGCTTCTTCAAAATCTCTAATAGATGTTAACGGCGTCGGTGTAATGACAGCTTTTGAGTCATCTATCTCAAATCTTAGTGTTCCGTCTTGTCCTACAAAGTATCCAGTTTCATCCCACAGCTTTTGACTTGCTTCGTAGTTAATTGATTCGTCAGGAACAAAAAGGTTTTTTTGATTATACTCATCGGCAAGTTCTTGCCTGATAACGTTAAATCTTTTATATGCGTCATCAAACTCTTGTCTTACTTTTCTAACAGCAATTGGATAACCTAACGCATCTTCTTCAAGCGTACGTTTACCAATGTATCCGCCAAATATACTAGCCACATTAGGGTCAACACCTTCAATAGCACCACGTGTAATAGCAGGAATAGCACCAGTTG